CTGTATAGTCGTGTTGAAGCACACGGACAACCATTATTTGAATTGATAAATAAAAGTAAGTCTGATAATCGTCAGGTCTTTTTCGTACACGGTGGTGTAGAAACTGAGGATCGAGAGAACGTTCGTGCGATCACTGAACGTGAAAACAATGCTATAATAGTTGCATCATATGGAACTTTCTCCACAGGAATTAACATTAAAAACCTACACAACGTTATATTTGCTAGTCCTTCTAAATCAAGAATTCGGAATCTTCAGTCTATTGGAAGAGTCTTAAGAAAAGGAGATCGTAAACTTAAAGCAACACTCTATGACATTGCTGACGATATAAGTTATAATAAGAGAAAGAACTACACACTCAACCATTTGATTGAGAGAATTAAAATCTACAATCAAGAAAATTTTAATTATGATATAGTCAACATACCTTTAAAAAACTGATGGGAGAAGAATTCGTAGCTGTTATTAAATTAGTTTCTGGAGAAGAAATCCTTGCATCAGTTTGTGTTGATGAAACTGGTGAAGAACCAATTATTATTGCTCATACTCCTGTAACTATGAAAATGATCAATAGTGGGATGTATGTTAAAATCAAACCTTGGATGGAACTTGCAGATGATGATATGTTTGTTTTCCGCACTGATAAAATTATTACAATGACTGAAATAAAAGATCAAAAAATTATAAAAATATACCAAAGATATGTTGAAGAAGAAAATGAAGATAATATGAATCAACTTTTACCCTCTGGTGGTGAGGTTAAAGTTGACCAGAAAATGGGATATGTTTCAAGCGTTGAGGACGCTCGTAAAAATCTTGAAGAAGTCTGGAAGAAACCTTTTAAGAATAATAAAGAAAGCTAGTTTGTTCCCTTCAACCCTTACAGAGTTATTGTACACAGAAATGAGGGACTTGTCAAGTGTTCAAAATATGTTATAATAAATGTTAGTTAAGACGGATAAAGCTTATGCCTAGAAAGAAGTCTGAACACTATGTAAACAACAAGGAGCTATTACAAGCACTGATTGTCTATCGAGAGAAGGTTGCTCATGCAAAAGAGAATGATTTACCTAAACCTAGAATTACAAACTATCTTGGTGAGTGTTTTTTGAAGATCGCTACACATCTATCATATAAACCAAACTTTGTGAATTACATGTTCCGTGACGATATGATATCGGATGGAATTGAGAATTGTGTTCAATACATTCACAACTTTGATCCTGAGAAGTCTCGCAATCCATTTGCTTACTTTACTCAGATTATTCACTATGCTTTTCTCAGACGTATACAAAAAGAGAAAAAACAATTGGACATTAAAACAAAAATCATTGAGAGAAGTGGTTTTGATGAAGTAATGAACGTAGATGACAATGCAATGTCAGGTAGTAGTTCTGATTACAATACAATTAAAGATAATATTCAATATAAGTCTTCCAATAGATGAAAATAGCAATTATTACTGATACTCATTACGGTGCTCGTAAGGGATCTAAACACCTACATGAGTATTTTGAAAAATTTTATAATGACATATTCTTTCCTGAGTTAGAGAAGAATAATATTGATACTATCGTTCATATGGGAGATATATTTGATAGTCGTAAATCAATTGACTATTACAGTTTAGAGTGGTCAAAGAGAGTGATATTTGAACCGATGAAGAAGTATAAGGTTCATGCAATCACAGGAAATCATGATTGTTACTACAAGAATACGAATGAAATCAACTCTCCTGAGTTGCTATTGAAGGACTATCCTAACATCACAACCTACTCAAAGGCAGAGGAGATTGTATTAGATGGGTTACAGATACTTCTTTTACCTTGGATTAATGTCGAAAATTATGATGAGAGTAAGAAGATGATAGATGAGTCCACCAGTAAAGTTGCGATGGGTCATTTAGAGATCAATGGATTCAAGGCAACTCGTGGTCATATGATGGAAACTGGTATGGATACGAGTGTCTTTGATAAGTTTGATGCAGTGTACTCAGGTCACTTTCATACTAGGTCTACAAATGGTAAGATACACTATCTTGGTAATCCATATGAGATGTTCTGGAATGATGTAAATGACACTAGAGGTTTTCACTTCTTTGATACAGAAACTTGTATTCATACTCCAGTAAATAATCCATATCAACTATTTCATAATGTTTACTATGAAGATACAAGTCCACAACTCTTTAATGCGAGTCCATACAAGAGCAAAATAGTCAAAGTCATTGTCCGTAAAAAATCTAATCCAAAAGAGTTTGAAAGGTTTATTGATAAACTATATGGAGCAGGTGTAGAAGACTTAAAGATCATTGAAAACTTTGATATACAGGTTGGAGATGAGTTTGATATTGATGAGGATGAGAATACACTTTCAATTTTGAATAGATATATTGATGAGAGTGATTTTGAATACGACAAAAATATTATAAAAAACATTTTTAAGGATCTCTATAGACAAGCTTGCGAGGTAGAGTAATGTACATACTTACTTTGAAAACTAGACAAGAAGATGGCGCCTATGCTGTACAAGATAAACATGGAGATAAGGTATTATTTCTTTTTGAAGAGGAGGATGATGCTGATAGATATGCGATGATGCTTGAGGATGATGAGAAATATCAAAAACAAATGACTGTTATAGAAGTTGACGATGAGCTTGCCATAAAGACCTGTAGGATGTATAATTACAAATATACTGTGATTACACCCGACGATTTTGTAATACCCCCAAAGAATGATAACCTTTCAAAAGATTAGATGGAAAAACTTCCTGTCAACAGGAGACCATTGGAGTGAAATAGATTTTCTAGGACATACTACTAACTTAGTAGTAGGAACTAATGGTTCTGGAAAATCCACAATGTTGGACGCCTTGACTTTTAGTTTATTCAATAAACCATTTCGTAAAATTAATAAGTCTCAACTCATCAACGCCACCAATGAAAAAGATTGTGTTGTAGAGGTAGAATTTAATGTTAATAATAAAGATTATCTTGTTAGAAGATCCATCAAACCAAATAAATTTGATATTGAGGTAAATGGAACATTATTACATAAAGAATCAGATGATAGATTCAATCAGAAGTTGTTAGAAGAAAGCATACTCAAAGTAAACTATAAGTCATTTACACAGATTGTTATACTTGGAAGTAGTAGTTTTGTTCCCTTTATGCAGTTGTCTACAAGTAATCGTAGAGATGTGATTGAGGATCTTTTAGATATTCGTATCTTCTCTGCTATGAATAGTTTGATAAAAGAAAAGATTCGCACAGAGAAGGAAAAGATAAGATCATTAGACTTGAAGAGAGATAATATCAAGGATAAAATATCAATGCAAGAGAATTTTATCAAAGAGTTAGAGGAGCAGGGGAAGACTAATATTGCGGAAAATTCAAAGAAAAGGGATAAATTAGATAATGAGATCTGTGTTCTTACTACACAAAATGAAGAGTTGGATTTAGAAGTAACTGGTCTTTTAGAAGATCAAGAAAAATTGGCTGGTGCAGGAGAAAAGTTACTGAAACTTAACACATTCAAAGGTAAATTATCTAATAAAGTAGCAACCCTTACTAAAGAACATAAGTTCTTCAGTGATAATGTAACATGCCCTACATGTACCCAAAATATAGAAGAATCGTTTCGTTTAAATAGAATTAATGACGTTCAAACTAAAGCAAAGGAACTCAAAAAAGGTTACGATGACCTTGAAGAGACCATCAAAAAAGAGCAGAACCGAGAACGTCAATTTACCAAATTATCAAAGGAGATTACTAAACTCAACAATGGCATTTCTAAAAACAATACTCAGATTTCTGGATTTCAACGACAGA